GCTTTTGTGGATTTCTTTGAGGATTCCTCAAACTTCTTTTGGATGCCCTCTACCTCTTGCGTGTACTTCGCAAGGTTCTCCGGTGTCTGAGAGACTTTGGCGAAGCGCTCTTTTGCCGCTGCGATGGCCTGCTGCATCTGCACGGCTTTGCTCAGGTACTTGTCTGATTCTTTGTCAAACTCAACCTGAGACTTCACAGATGCTGCGCGTTCGGCTGCGTACTGTGCAGACAGTTGCTGATTCTTGAGTAGCTCTTGATAGCCCTTGAGTTGGTTTTCTGCTTCACTCAGTTTCACCAAGTCGGATGCGTTGCCGTAGATAGAGTTGGCCGCTTGCTTGCGAATGTCCACCATCTTTTGTGCGGCTGCAACTTGGCCTTCTAAGCCCGCATCGCGTCCAATACCTTTGATGGCGTCCCATGTTTCAACCACGGCAGATTTAACGCTCATCCAAGAACGCTGAACGGTGCCCAGGTTCTTTTCCATGTCGCCAGCCATTGACGCTGTGGCCTTGTTGAATTCCTCTTGTGCAAGCGCTGCGGCATCCGTAACGCGGCCCTGTTCTGTCAATGCCTTGATCTGGTCATAGACAGTCTGGGTAAGGTAGCCCATTGTTTCATTGAGTTTCAGCGTGGCCTCAAGCGGTGCCTTGCGCAATTCCTCAAACTTCTTAACGGTGTCGCCAATAGCTGTGCCGGTGACTTTCTCAAACCTGATCGCTGTGAGCGTGAATTGCTCCAGATTCTCAGCGCCGATTTTCCCAGACGCTGCGAAAAGTCCGAGGGCTTCAGCGGCTGCGCCTTGTGTGCCTGATATTTGATCAATGCTTGACGCCATAGCCATCAATTGGCCCGTGGTGACGCCAGCCTGGTTGCCCGACAAGATCAATGCGCTATTGAATGCGCGTGACTCAGCCGCGCCTGCTTCGTAAGCAATAGCAAGGCCAGCCGCTGCGCCTGCTGCGAGCGTGTAAGGGTTGATCAACCCAAGCACATACCCGCCCAACGCCTTCGCAGCGTTACCAGCACCGCCGAACATATCCTTGAGTTGTCCACCCTGCTGCAAGAACACCGTCAATGGTGCTTGCCCGCCTTGGATAGATGTCACGATGTCGGTGAACTGAGCGGGGACACCGCGCAAAGCGTTTGCCGTAGCAGCAGCAGACATGCCGATCTTGTCCAGCGATTGCCCGCCCGACAACATGGCCGCACTCGCCTGCGCTTGCTTCACCTTGACGGCTTCGAGTTGATCAAGGTATGGCTTCAGAACATTGGCGTCAACACCACGCTGATTTGCCAGTGCCTTGTAATACTCAACGCTACCCCGTGCGCCTGAGTCCATCAGCGCTGTCGTGCGCTGAATGCTGGACACCATTGATTTAGTAGCTTGCTCTATCTTTTGTGCAGACTGAGTTGTCCCATCACCCATCCCGCCCAGCTTGTCGCCTGTGTCTTTTGCGGTGTCGCTAAGCTCTTTCAGCTTTGTCTTGACGGTTCGCGTGACTGTCTCAAACGAGCCGTCAAGCGCTGCGCCGACTTTTAACTGTGCTGTGGATTCGGACATTGTTAATCAGTCTTTTTGTTCATGATGGATAAGGCTTCGGCTTCGATGATGCGAATGTCATCAAACAAGATTTCGTAATCGTCAGGGTGCAGTCTCATGCGATCCATGCGCAAAAAGAAGGGCGAGTAATCCAGCCCAGTGCAACCCGCAGCGCCCACGCGCCATTGGGTTGACAGGGTGGAAAACAGGTTGATTGCGCGGGCGTTTTCTGGCCAGAGTTCGCAGGTTTCTTGTTTTGCCGCTTGAGCCGCTGCAAGTCCAGCCAGAAACGGGTTTGATTCAACCTGTGCTACTGGCGCGTAAAGTGCAGCGGTAGCGGCCTTTAGTTTTTTGTGCGGGCTGCTGTCAATTCAGACAGGTAGGCTTCGATGATTGCGCGGGCTGCACCGAGATAATTTTGGGTGAGCAGTTCGACGTTTTCACGATCAAAGGCGTCCTCCAAATCCCAGCCGCTTGCAATGTCAAGCACCACATCCACGTCCTCGCGGTCAGTGAGCGATTCAATAAAGGCTTTGAAAGCTTCGCGGGTGCGCGCCTTGAATGTGAATTGCACGGTTGCGGCTTTGTCGCCTGCTACCGGGATGGAAACTTTGCTGGTGAACGTGGGTTTTGCAACCAAAGACAATTTAGCCATTTTGAAACTTTCGTGAGGGTGAGAAATGCCCATACCCACCCAGCGCTCCCTCACGAGGAGACACTGGGCGGGCGGTGCAGGGGTGGCGCTAGGCCAGTGATCAGTAAGAGATGGAGCGACCCAAAACGGTCATGGCAGCGTCAACGGTGTTGACCTGATTGCTGTTCAGCTTTGGCATTTCAGACACCGACAGGTAGCCGTAGCCGTAAGTGGTAGATCCGCCAGAAACAACCTGTTTAAAAGCGACTTTGGAGAGGTTGCGGCTAATTCCCAACATAGTGATGTAGGCCGCTTGTGTGGCGTCGTGAGCCATAGACAAGGTGATGCTGATAGCGTTGAAGCCGGTTGGGACTTTGATGCCGTTGCGCTTGCTTAGCAACTGAACATCAGTGAAGCGAGCGTCACCACCCGAACCGCTGATCGTCAGAATCTGAGGGATGACAGTCCAGGCGCTAACTTTTTGGGCCGTGCCAGCGCCAGTGCCTACCGGGAAAAATCCTGTGTTGCTGGTGTCCAGGCCTTGAATGCTGAATGTGTCAGCGGTTAAGACGGTGATCTTGAAAACGCTGTCAGTTGCATCTTCATAGCCGGATGTCAAAAGAATTTCGTCGCCTGTGGTGTAGCCGTGGGCGACACTGGTTGCAACTGCGGGATTGGCATTTGTGATGCCAGTAATTGTTTTGGCAGACGCGAAGGTCTGAGAAAATTGTTGGCTTGAGCCTTCTGCGAAATAGAGCGCCATAGCGATTCCTTTAGACGAAAAAAAACCGCATTGCTGCGGCTGGTTGCGCCCAGTGGGCGTAAAAAAACCCGCCTAGATTGCTCAGGGCGGGTTGTTGGGATGGTGTTATCTACCTCGTAGAAAACACGCTGAAATTCTGTGTACTGCTGTAAATCTTCACCTCGTCGGCGTAGTCACTAATCGGCGCATGAATTGCTGTTGACTGAAACACGGTAGCCGCTGCCATCACGCTCTCCACCTGCAAAGCCACGGCTGCACACGATGCCCTGCTATCGGCATACACGCCAATCTCAAAGCGCCCATGCTTCTTGTCTGGCAACGTGCCATCAATGAAGCTCAGAGCCTCGCCGCCCACCTGCTCAAACGTGATGAACGGGCGCACGGTGCCGAGTGGCGCGAAGTCGGGAAAGCAGCGATTGCTTACCAAGCCTTTTAAGACGGTGTAGAGGTCTGATTCAACTGACATTTTTCATCCTCTGTTCAAACTCTTTTGCCATGGCGTCGATTGCGCGTTGTTTAACCGTCTTTTCAGCCTTGCCAATGAAGTCGTTAGCCTTTGCGCCGCCTGCTGTGCCGAGCGCCACCATGAAGCCGTATGGCACCTTGCGATGGTTCCAAGCAACGTGATATTCGGCTTTGTCTTTGCTGCTGCCGCTCTTGGAATACACCTGATAAACAGCGTTCTTCAGTGAGCCGCTTTCAAACCAGTAGCTTGCTTTTCGTTTTGCGCCTGGTGACTTCTTGCCCTTCGCTGTGGTGCCTTGAAACCAGTGGCCTTTTTTACTGACTGGCACGGTGCCTAGCACTGCCTCGTAATACACCTGTGCGCCTGCCTGTGCTGCTGGCCTGATAGCTGTCTCAGCTTTCACCTTGAGCGCGTCGATTTGATCTGTCATCGCCTTGGCGTCAAAGTCAAACGTCAGCATTTACTACTCGCGCCACGCAATCCACATACTCTCGCTTGCCATCAGGCAACACAGCGTCAATCTCAAACACCTCATTGCCGTAAACAATGCGCTGGCCCGCGTTAACAGCCCTGTAGCGCATTCTTATGCTGCACTTGCTCACCGATACGTCAGCACCCGCCTTGAGCGTACTGAGGCCGCTCAGGTAGCGTATATCAGCCCACACGGTTGCAGTTGTTAGCCATGAGGTAGATGGCTGGCCTATATCGTCAAAAACCTCTAGCCTCGACTGAAGTTCTACGCGATTTCTGAGCAATCCAGCCTTCATGCAGCCTCCAACAATGGCAACTGCGCGGACTCAATGCGCTGTTTGGCAATTGCGAAATACTTGGCGCCTTGCTCAATGCCGATGAACTCGCGCCCGGTGTTGGCGCAAGCAACGCCGGTTGTACCGCTTCCCATGCAGTTGTCCAGCACCGTTTCGCCTTCGTTGGTGTAGGTGCGGATTAGGTATTCCATCAGGGCGACGGGCTTTTGTGTGGGGTGAACGCGCCCTGACTGG